CCGTTCACAACAAGGCTGACGCCTCGGGCTGCGCAGATCACAGTCGTGGTGCCGCCGTTGTTGCCATCCACATTGTGGATCGCGCCATCCCCGCCGCCGCCAACAGTGACCGTGAAGACGTCGCCCGCAACGACTTCGATATCAAGTTCTGTAAAACCACCCCCGGCACCGGGTCTGCGCTGGCCACCCCCGCCACCAGGGCCGAGAGCCTGTATCCGGATTTTCCCGTCAGCTGCTGCTGTCCAGCTGTATGCGCCAGACTTCAAAAACATGGCCCTGCGCGAATAGCCGTTGGATCCCGGCCCCGATGCACTGGCACCTGCCACCCCGCTGCCGGATTGAGCCGCCGATAGAAGCGCGTTTCGAACGAGGATCTGAGCGGCTGCAAGCTCCGCCTGTTCGGCGGTACCGGTTGCTGGATCATAGGTTTGTGCAGCGGTAGACAAGGCGTCCAGGACTGCTGTTTGTGTGGCTTCCAAAGTCATGGCCGGTCCTTACAATCCGACACGCGCAAACAAACGCGTGGCTCTGTTTTCAGGGGAAGAGCTGTGGCTGGAGAGAGCGGCCTTCAGGCCTTGCGGGTGCACCTTGTGTTCCGCGCTCACACCCTCAACCGTTGCCTCATTCGTTGCAAAGGGCGCACCGCCCAAGGCCTTTGCAGCCTCTGTGGGCGACACGCGCTTGTGTTCTCCGGCCGAGGCGTCCTTCAGCACGAACGCGTCATTGGCCATATCGATCTGAGACGCGCTGATTGGGGCGAGCCCTTCGATCGCCAGTTTCAACGTCCGGTCGGCAGAGAGATCCCCGCCGCCGGTCAAACCTTCTTGGGTGTTGATCTGGCGGGATGCCGGGACATAAGCGCCGATGGTCTGGATCTGGATCACGAGGTTTTCCAGATCGGAGAAGGCGACAACCGTGCGGATCTGGGCTTCCGCATTTTGTCCGGACCCGGCCACCGGTTTGTTGATCGGCGGGTCGTAGTGAATGACCGCGATCATGTCGCCGTCTTGATCGAAAAGCCCGGCTTCGCGAATAACAAACGGCCCGTCATCGGCCTCCAGAAGCGCATCAAAATAGGATGCATTCGGCGCGCCTGTCGCGACACCCTGGGCAATGATCGGCTTTCGGATCAGCTCATTTTCAAGCGCGGTTTCACCACCGGACGGGATGCGGTTGCCATCGCCAAAGGCAAGTTCGGTCAGGACAAGCGGTGCGGCATTGGCAAGCGATAGCGCTTCCTTGTTTTTGCCGGTCGTTGTCAGGATGGAATAGGTGGTCTGCACTTCAAACCTCCTTCGGGTGTGCTGTGATGAAAAGACGGATCAGGGAAGAAACACCGGCGCGGGCCTGCGCCGTCACTTCCGGTGGCGCTATGGCCAGCGGAAAGGCCGTGATGACCAGCCGGACCAAAGGGAAAACGCCTGCATAGACTGGCGTGGTGTTTGCCGTCAGCAAGCGCAGGGAATAGTGCCGGGACAGCGGTTTGGAACTGTCGATCGCAGCAAAGGCCAGCCGCCAGATCTTGTCGGAAAACAGATCCGTGCCGTTCACTTCACCGATGATATCAAAGGTACCCGGAACACCTTCCGGCACTTTCTCAAACCATTCAACAATCTCGGCGTTGATGTTGAGCAAGGAAAGCGCCAGGCGCACGGCCGGTTCCGTTCCAGCTGTCCGGTGGATCTCCCATAGAGCGTCGATCGCGCGGCGTTGCTGGGCCTCCGTCCAGTCGGGATCCCAGAACGGGGCCTTGGCCTCATGTGCCCGCCAGGCAAGGTACTTTGAAGGCACTTTAAACGAGTCGTTAAAGTGCTTTAAATCCGCGATCTCGCCGCGCAAGACTTCAACGCCCGGATCACCAACGGAGAAGACACGCTTCTCGTGTTCGGTGGCATAGTCTGTCGGGAGTGTTCTCGGATCAGCCATTGACGACCTCCGCACTCAAAGAGAGCGTGGTACATCGCGCGATCTCGGTTGGACCCACCGCAACATCGCCCGCAGCTTGAAGATCCACCCACTCAACACCGGGGACCGACAAGGCCGCATACTGGACAGAGACTGGAATATCGATCCCGATGCGGGACCGGTTCGCGAGCATCTGCTGCCAGGAGGCAAGGGCTGCTTCCAGGATCTCCGCTTGGCCGGGGCCGTTGCTAATCTTCAGAACAGCTGTCCGGCTAAACTCGATGATTGTCGCAGGCCGAGCTGTGACCCGGTCTCCGATCGGTCTAACCGTCTTGTCAGAACATGCTTCGTAAACTGCAGATAACAGATCCACTGAAGCAGGCGCGGAAAGGTCAAGCGGGGCGATCCAGATATCAATCAGGCAGGGGCTCGGGCTGTCAGCCCAAACATCCAGAAGACCGGGGACAGAGCGCGCCCAATACTCATAGGCATCACCCGGACCGGCAACGGACCAGGCCGCAGGCGCAAGCCAGATCCGGTGCCGGTAATCGTCATCGGCCTCCATTTCGGCCGGAATGGGCGGCACGGCATCCGGGTCGCCTGCGCGTTTGACCAGGCGCGGTGTCCGGCGCTCCCATCCCCAAACGTCAAGATCCGCTTTTTCTGCAGTCGCCAGCCGGTTGGCGCGGGACGCCTGATTGATCCGCTGGCGCACCAGCATTTCCGCATGGGCATCCGCGCCAAGGTGCGCGCGCACCGGTTCGAATTCACTGCTGTCTTCAAACTCCGTGTCCAGCTCCGAGTATTTCTCAAGTTGGCGCTGATAGAGTTTCGAATAGTCGATTTCCTCGACCATCGACGGCGGCGTCTGATCACCGATCGGAACCACACCAAATGCAAGGCTCATGAGATCACCTCGCTCAAGTCGATCGGGTTCCCGGTCTCTTTGGAAATCGCGTTGATGTAGACGCGGTGTTCGCCATCGGCGGCTTGTTCCGGCGTCACGCCATCGTCTTCACCGCCAAAGCGGATGGTCTTCAGCTCAACGCGCTTTTCGTGGGTCTGGATGGCCTCGGCAACAGCCGCCCGCACTAGTTGGACTTCATAAGGATTGCCGGGCCTGCCAATGGACCTGGGCAGATCGCAGGTCAGGTGACGGCGCATGATCAAGGAGCCGTGCGTTTTGAGCAGGCGTTTGACCGCCTGTACAATCCGCGCGTCCCCATAGATCCGCCGACCCGTCTCTGCGTCATACCCGGCCATCGGTTATTTGCCCTTCGGCTTTTCAGCCGCGGACTTGTCCTCGTGCAGCTCCAATGTGCCGTTCGCCACAAGGAACCGGGCGGTCTCCTTGGACATCTTCACGCCGTTCTTTTTGATCTCCGGATCTTCCGGGTTGACCGGGCGGCCGTACCGGTAAAACGCCTTCTTCACGGTGTATGTGAAGAGCGGTGGTTTCTTGGCCTCAGTTTGCTGTGCGGGGGAGCGTCTCATACGGGTTCTCCTGTCAGGTTCGGCCCGGTGACGACCTTGTCGTGTTTGTGGTCATGGCCGTTGTTGGTGTCGTTGTGGGTGAACACGCTGCCGTAGGCTCGGAACGCACCGTCAATCCGGACGTCACCCTCAAAATGAAAGCCGTCGTCGTTGATCGTCAGCGTCTTGCCTTCCGGCGAGATCGCTTTCAGAACCTTGGTGTCGGTGCTGGCCGCTTCATGAGCGTCATCGGGAAGGCAGGGCAGAAAAACTCCGTTCGCGGGATCGCCGTCAGGGCAAAACACGAGCCCTTGCGCGCCCGCATCTGCTGGCGCGTCGATTTTCCATGCGCCGGCGCTTAATGAGACCTGCGACAGTTCACCGGAAACAAAGCCGGTCCCGTCTTCAACGATCACCTTGCCGTTGCGGTTTTCCTTGACCTTCACCTTGCGAAGCACGTTTGCCTGGCGTCGTTCCAACTCGGCCAGCCGCTCAAGGATCTGCATCATCGGGTCCGACTTAGGCACCGGCCCCTCCTGTCTGGCGCTGAGTGACCGCGCCTTCTGCATCAAACAGGTGGAAAGTTTGCTGCCACTCGATTTGCCAAATCGTGGTGCCCTTCTTGTCCAGGGACGGCGAATAGTGATTGGCGGCAAAGAGACCTGAGGGTTTGTTCGCACCTGCAAGGCCAAAGCGATTGCCATCAACAAACAGGGTCGCTGCCCCAACCAGGTCTGCAAGATCACCAGACTGTTTTGCCCGGCGCTCGGACGGTGGCACCAGAAACACGCCAAGGCGCAAGACGATCATCTGCGCGCCATTTGCATGTGCGCCCACGTCCGCAATCCGGCCGATCCCGACAAAGGCGGCTCCGGATTTCGGGACTGAGTTCTTGGACAGGAACGCCTCGGTCAAAATGCCGGGTGACGGTTCAACCTTCGCGCCCGCTGCCAGCAGCCCGGCAGATTTGATGGAGGCGGCAACCGCATCTTGAATATCGCTGAGTGTCTTGGGTTGGTTAAGACCGCTCATTGCAGCACCTCGCCAACAAAGCGCAGGGCCGCGCCTTCAAGCTCGCGCGCGTTGTCCTGGCTGATCCCCACATAGGGCCGCGCCGGGATGGTGACTTCTTTGGCAAAGATCGGACTGCCGCCGATCGAAAAGGCGAGCGTCTTGGCGCTGTCCGGTTTGATCACCGCGCCGGACTGATGGACGGCGGCATAGACCAGGGCAGATCCCCAGGCGACCGCGTCAGAACCTTCAGCTTGGTGATCAATGCTGTCAGCCAACGCCCCTGTCTGAAACAGGAGGGAAGAGCCTTCCGCATTCGCTTTCCAGGCTTCGCCGTCCGGTCCCGTCTTTTCCTCTTCCAGCCGCCGTTTGGTCTGGCTGGCACCAAGTGCGCCGAGACCGTCCAGCAGCTCGGACTTGTCCAGCCCGGCCGCGCGATCAAGGGCCGCAATCGGCTCATCAAACTGGAAAGAGGTTATGAATTGAAATCCGCTCATCTCACCACTCGCTGAATTCTGAGCGGGAGAACTGGCGCTCCGGCGCAATCATCTGGACATCAGAAGAGGTCGCAGCTGCGGGCTCGGTTGTGCCCTGTTTGGTCACCGGCAAATCGGCTACGCCTTTGGCCACGGACTTGAGATAGTCGATCGAGGCTTTGTAGCGCTCCTTGATTTCCTCAGTGACCTCATTGGCAGTGCGCGCCAGATGATAGGTGGCAATCGCAACCGCATGGACCCTCAACACCGGGAGCGCCGCCGGGTCGATCACCGGAACCGGGTAACGGCTGGCAAGCCACCCGTCCATTTCAGCGCTGGCAGAGACCAGTGCCTTGTCAATGCCGGTGACATCGGCCGTGCCGTCTCCATCGGCATCCCCGATGAAGCTTTGGCTTTCCTCTGCCTCCAGCCAGTCCTGTGCGGTTGCATAAGCCATCACGCGCCGGATGCCTCCAGACGTGCTTTCAGCGTGTCGCGCTGCTCATCGGTCAAACCGGCAAGAGCTGCGGTGACATCAGCCTTGGACAAATCCCGGCCGATCGCGGTTTCGATCGCGGCAACATTGGGCGATCCATCCTTGTTGAAGTCTTCCGGCGTCAAGTCTTCAAGAACGGCCTTGATGATGGCAGCTCCAGCGTCCTCTTCAGTGCCGGTCTGATCGTTCGCCGTGGCATCTGCTGTGCCGAACCGCAGGGACAGGACCGGGTCGCCTTCCAGGCGCGGAAGTTCAGTTTCGGAAAGGTCCGCTACTTTCAGCGTTACCGGCTCTTTTGCCTTGAAAAGACGGCCAATCCGCCAGCGGTCTCGGCTCGCGGTCACAATGACCACGTCTTGTTCTGCACTTTTAGTCATGGTTGGTCTCCAAAGAGACCCGGACGGATACCGTCCGGATCTTGTCGAGCAGGTCAGGCGAGGTGCGGCGAGACGAACAGTTCGGTAATCCCTTTCAGGATGTTGTCTTCGCCGCCTGTCTTGCGGGCCTGTTCCAGAAGCTCGCGCGCCTTCCATTGGTTGGAAGACCCGACCACCAGCAGGTTTGGCTTGATCGCAAGCTTGCCGCCCTGATCGTTCTCAAGGTCAGTCATGGACTGGTAAGCGGACTTGAAGTTGGCCTCGGTCAGGTCCGCTTTGGAGCCGAACGCCATTTGCCAGAAGCTGTACCCAACGTTCGCGCGGGCTTCGATGCCGTACAGCAATTCGTTCTTCATGAAGACCCGCTCCGTTGTGTTCGGATCGGTCATCTGCGCGAATTGTGGTTTCTTGCGCATTTGCAAGATGATCGGCTTCAAGGCCTGATTGGTGTCAACAAGGAACCAGGGCGCGCCACCGCCAGCCTGCATGTTGGAGACGGTTCGAAGATTGCCTTCGGCTTTGTCACCAACCGGGTGGTCGGTATCAAAGAAGTTCTGCCCGTCATAACAGGCTGTGTCGAACCCGGCTGCGAGTGCAGGCCAGACAAGTTCATCCGGCCAGCGGGCAGCTGCCCGGCCTTGCGCCTGGAAAAGCTTGGAGTAAACGCCGAGGTTGTCGTCTTCAATGTGCTTCTTCAGAACACCGACTGTGTTTTCAAAGTCTTCGTTCTCAATGGCGTATTTGTGCGCGGCCAGGGCTTTGACGACACGGTCGCCAACCCACTTGCGCAAAGACGGCCACTGACCTAGCCAGCCATATTCGTTGCTGGCTGTCGTGGATGTGACTTCCTCAGCCACCATGTTCCAGGTTGGCGTAACTTCATTAAAGCCAGCCTGGTAATTCGATTTGAAGCCGACGCCGAGCGTCTGAAGATTTGCTCCGGTGAGTTCCATTTTGAAAAGTCTCCGCTAACGGCCGATACAGCCGGGTGAAAGGCTGATCAGTCGAACGAGATCCACACGCCGACGTCGTCAACGTCGCGCACGGTTCCTGCTTTCGACCGGGTGTTGGTGCCATCGGTTGCGGCAACGGTTTCATCGTCAACGATGTAACAAGGCTGACCGATGGAAGACCGGGTCACCGGATCGCCGATGTCATTGCCAAGGCGGAACCAGTCGTCCCGCTCAACGGTGACGTTGGTATCGCCATTCGCTCCGGAGCTGTTGTCGGCGGTCATGATGGCCATACCGATCGCGACAAGACCGGTGGCGGTGCGGCCACGCGTGGCAAAGCCGTTTTCCAGGACGGCAAGTGCCCCGCCAAAGATCTTGGTCGCAGCCGCAACTGGATGGCTCGGCGTGCGGCCTGCCCGCTTATGCACGTTCTGTCTGGACGTCAGCATCAGGCGGCTCCCTTGTCTGCCGCCAGATCCTTGGCGAAGTCGTCATGCGACAGGCCAAGCTGATCGGCGATTTTCTTCTCATCGGCGGAAAGCACGGCTTTGCCCTTACCGGGATCAACCGTGTCCAGGCCGCTGTTCTCGGCCATGGCCAGAACAGGCGCGCCTTCGATAAAGGCCTTGAAGCCTTTCAAGCCCTCAGGACCGGACCGGCAAGCGGCCAGGTGATAGTCCTTTGAAGCCGGAGCGATCTTGCCGTCCTTGATTGCCTGATCGACCAGATCCGCAATCTCCGCATCGGCGGTTTGCTTTAGGCTGTTCAAAGCCGTGTCGCGCTCACCGACCACCTTGTCGTAGTCAGAACGCGGGACGAACTTTTCAACGTCCGGCATTTGGGCCGCGTTCTCAGCCTTGGCCTTACCGGCGTCCAGTTCCTCAACGGCCTTGATGATCGCATCGTCTGA